GCCCCAGTTCGTAACTCGCCAGTCATACCAACCCTCGACCTCGTAGCCCATGAGCCTAGTCGCAGGAGCAAGCCATTGCTCAAACGGCATCGGCTTAATCACTTGGCAAAACTCTGGGTCAGCCTTTCCTGTTAAGTGTCCATACAATTCTCGGACCAAGAACCTTGGACCGTAAATGTGAACTTGCTGATAACAATGATTAGGCATTCTCAATTACCTCCTCGTCATAATGCTCCGCTATCTCATGATAATCGATCTCACCCAAAGCACAGTTCAATAGGTCCTTGACGAAACCGTTAAAGTTTCCCGCTTCTTGGTCCATCGCTTGATCAACCATATCGTCAACGGTTTGCTCGATGTAATCAGCAGTGATCTCGATCCCCGCTTCTTGGTCCACGGTAAACATGTCGCCCAACCATAGGTTCACGAGCCACGTTTCTTTATTAGTCCAACCATTATATGCCATGATATCCTCCGTATTAGCGTATTAAGTAGTTGTTGAATACTTGTAGACTACACGCAAGTGGCGCAGATAGTCAAGAGATTTTCTTCCGAAGTTTACTATATAGATGCAAATCCTGAGATTTATAAACTGCCTAAAAATATTTTTTTTCGAGCGTTACAACGTAAACCGTGTAAACAACCCCTTATTTATATAGCTCCACCTGTTTACACCTGTTTACAAAACGGCCTTTTTGTTTACACCTGTTTTCGAGATTTATAGGGACTGCTTGTTGTTTGTTTGAGGCCGCTTCGAAAAATGTTTACACTTTGGTTTTTTGATATACGCCTGTTTACGGTGTTGTAAACGAGGTGTTTACACTTGTTCGGTTGAAACGCAAAAGCACTTGTTGTACGTTTGTTGCCATCAAGCGGAGGTTGATATGGCATCCATCAAGCAGAAGATCGAAGAAGAACACGGGCGAATGCTCACTAATCGGCAGATGACTTTTGCACAGCACATTGTCGAGGGCATCTATAGCAATGCGGAGTGCGCTCGAAAGGCAGGGTATGCTCCTGATCTGGCATCCAAGCAAGCATCTGTTCTTTTGAATGGGCGAGATTATCCTCATGTTCTGGAGTATATTCAGGAGCTACGCGAGGAGCGAGAGCGGCGGTACGGCGTGACCCAGATCGGTCAGCTTGAGCGGCTGCACAAACTTTCTCTTGGTGCGGAGGAGGCAGGACAGTTTTCGGCTGCAATCAATGCGGAAAAGATCCGCTCGGCCTTGGGTGGTCTGACCATCGATAGGCGTGAAACAATCAATACAATCGATCAGCTATCGAGGGACGAGATCACGGCCCGACTTGCTGCGCTGCAAAAGCAATACCCACAGGCGTTTCAGATCGAGGCAGATTACAAGGATGTGACCCCAGATGAGCAAGGGACCCGAGGCGAACTTTTGGAACACGATACGGAATACTCTACCGAAGAAGTGGTTCGCGACCCGAATTGAGAACAAGCACGGCGGCGGTGTACCTGATGTACACGTTGTTGCCGATGGTGTACCCTTTTGGATAGAATTGAAAGTAGCCAAAAGTAACGCAGTTTTAGTATCGCCTCATCAAATCGCGTGGCATATGGCATATTATGCCCGAGGCGGGGCGAGTTTTTTCTTGGTAAAGGCCCCCTCTACGGGGTTGGTTTATTCGTTTGGAGGAGAAAAAGGACCCGATTTACTTGAAAAAGGAGTAAATGGGACCGAGGGCCACGGTTATCGGAGCGTGAAGGAGGCGGTTGAGGCCCTGCGGCCCCACGCGGCTCGTATATTGGGCATCGAACCTTGACCATGGCCTGCGGCCCTGCGGCCCCACGCGCGCATTTTTACCCGCGAGGCGACCGAGGAACGAGGGAGCCGAGCCTACTAAATACTGTGTCGAGGAACGAGACTCAATTTAAACTAATACTTGTTCCCCGACTAGGGGAACTCATTTTAAACTGACAGCGTCCCGCGACTAGCGGGACACATTATGATAGTAGTTAAGAAGAAGGGAGCCGAAGCCCCCTTCAGTTTACCGTGACCACCATTCACCGAGGTCTGGTTCTTTTACATCGACGATTGGTGCTGGCATCAGGATATCCTTCAGTTCACCAACGCTCAGTCCCAACATACCTGCGTACGTTGAGAGTAAGAGATTAGGGTTGTAATCGTAGAACTCGCGGATCTGATCGTCATCCCAAGTGTGCATATTGTCTTCCATTGTCATGAGATCCTCCATACTCTGATCTTATCACCTTCGATCCGTTGGGTTCCCTTGTACCCTTTTGCTACCATCGCATTGTTTATTGCGGATCGTTCTCTTTTGTTGTCAATTAGGACGCTGTCTCCAACGTCCATTTGACTAACCAGTTCTTTCCACTTTCCGTGTCTGCCTTTGTCTGGGATTGGAATGTTCTTATCTATGCGCATAGCTTGTACTCCTTTTCAAATGTATCGAGACATGTGAGTGTAAAGACCTCGTAGTCCCCGAGTTGTGCAACGATCTCTGCTTTGTAGACTAGGTACTGAGCGTAGTTGCGTTGACTGACGCCCCAGTATCTGTAACCGCAGACATCGAGCAGACCGTTGATCCGCTCTCGTGTTGTTGTTGTGGCCCAGCCTGCTAGTGTAAAGCAGATGTCGCCATGGTCGTTACGCCATGCGATGCGGTTGTTGTGTAGCCAGACGGTCTGACCATCTGTGTGTGTCCGTGCTGCTCTAGCTGGTAGACCACGGTAGAAAGCGGTCATGATCTTGTGAGTTTCTCTACGCATTTTGTTTATCCTTCTGTGTTGGTGCAGGGGACCGAAGCCCCCTGCGGTTGCGTTATTAGATCTCGATCCGGATCGTTTGGGTGCGAAGAACATCGAGAACTTTCTCTTCGAACTGGTTGTCCTTGACCTCGCCGTTACTCAACCAGTCTTGAAGTTCGCCTTCTTCGGCTTGATACTGAAGTTGTGCGTCGATCATGCCATCGATAGCGTATGAGTAGTCGTCGATGTCGAAGCCATAGTCGGTGATGTCGAAGTAGTTAGCCATCCAAGACTGGATACGGTTGTCAACCTCGTCGTCATCCAACTGGTTGCCGAGGGCGGCGATGCGCTCCTCGACTGCTTTGTGCACCCGATGCTCCATCAGCAACCAGATTGAGTCGGCTACCTTGTTGAGGAACTCTTCTTGAATCATAGGTGAGCGGTCGATAATGTCAGTCATTTTGTTTTTCCTTCTGTTCAGATTGACTTGTTGAGACAGCCAGGTTCCAACCCATGGCTGCGGCTGTGATAAGATGTGGGCGGTCAGACTTAGCGTGTCTGTCCACCCAATCCATCAACTCGTCCCAGTTGCTAGGCGTGTGAAACAAGTTGAAATATTCCATTAAGCTGCGGCTCCTTTACGTTCTGCGACTAGCGTCTTCGCGCTGTCTTGTGGGATGTAATAGCTCTCAAGGTCGCGAGTACCTTGCATCATACGTGCGTTCGCGTCGTTCATGATGTCGCGTAGGTTATCGTACAGGTCGTACTCACATGACCATGATGAGATGTCGTCGTTACGTTTGATCTCTTTAGCGAAAAGATCGGCGATCTGACGTAGCTCACGCATAGTAAATACGCATGTTACTTCGACTTCCATTGTGTTCAGGTTATGTAGTTTAGCCATTGTGGCCTCCATGTTAAGATTAAGATAAGTACAACCACACACAACAGATGTTCCGTGTGGCCGTGCCACATTGGTCCCGCCTGTGCCGATCATCCAGTCAAGGGACGATCCCTCATCTAAAAGGGATCGCAAGACAAGAAAGTTGTGCGAGACCTATGACGATGCGACGAACTCGATGCCATCGTCCCGCCCCACTAAAAGAGTGTGACGGGGTACTTTAGCACCCCGTCACTCCACTGGGCGGGACTACGTTGCCGCGAAGAACGCAACTTTGTTGTCCTCCCTTTACTTGATGATCGGAACAGGCGAGAACTGTGGTCGAGCCGCACGGATAAAATCTGTTGTTGTGTTGTTGTGGTTCGCCCGACGTAGATTTGATCCTACCGAGAATCGCAGGATCAAAGTTCTGGGAGGATGAGGCACCGACATCACCTACCCTTACCGACTGTCAGCCTCCCAGAACCTAGCACAAAAAGAGCAGATTGCCGAGCAATCTACTCCATAATGCGTCCGCGACTAGCGGACACCATCAATGTGCTAGTCTACTTGGAGGGCGTAGGTTCTGGAAAACAGAGGCCACATGACTCTGTTTTCTAGGGCCGTAACACATTCGACTGACACACGAGTGGACATAGTGTAGCTGACGGGAATGCCTCGATCCTGATTTATCGTTCGCCGCCCTGCCGACACAGGCCAAGGCACGATAAATCAGGATCGTTAGCGGGCATTCCCACATAATGCACTGTGTACATCGAAGTGTATACTTGGTCGTGGCTCGATGCCGCGACGAAGTATTGCTGATCCAACGAGCGCGTTGGTATGGATTACTAAGGAACTAGTTCCTTAGTTCGACTGTCAGTTCGACGACTGACACGGACTGAAGGTCCGTTCATATGTAGCTTGGAGCACGGACCTATCCTCCTGCTGCGATAGCCGAGGAACGAGGGAACGATACTCACCCGAAGGGCCAAGACCTGAAGGGGCTTGGTTCATGAGTAGCGCGGCCATCGCCCAGAAAATCGAAGGGGTCGATCCTAAAATATTCCAGCAGATCTGTACGCTGCAAGATCCGAGCACCTAGCCCCACGATCCTATGCTGCCTGACATGCTAACGCTGCTAACTATATAGGGGTTACTCTGGCGAAAACCTGGCAACATTACCTTGTCGCAACGGGGCACCCCCCTTATTTGCGCCCACGGTTGTTCGGTGTGCACCCTATAATGTTGGTTTCGTAAATTCATTCGTGTATAATACCATTTGAGAACGTAAGGAGAACATCCATGCCCCGCAACTACAAGAAGGAATACGAGAACTACCACTCGTCGCCAAAGCAAAAGAAGAACCGAGCTTCGAGGAACGCGGCCCGAGCAGCGATGGCGAAGAAGGGTAAGGTCAAGAAGGGTGACGGTAAGGACGTTACTCATCGAAACGGGAACCCGAGGGATAACAGCGAGAAAAATCTTGGTGTGTTGAAAGCTAGTAAGAACCGGAGTTACCGGAGGACGAAGAAGGCGCGTAAGGCGCAGATTCATTAGGAGTCCCTTGGGGCTGAAAAAATCGCGGGTATATTTTCGTTTGGGATTATTGTATCGTGGTCCTTGAACCTTGGAGCTAAGTTAATGGATTTTAGAGAGAGTCTTGGTCGGAGTGAGAGCGGGGGACGTTATGACGTTGTGAACCGCGAGGGGTATACTGGGAAGTATCAGTTTGGTCCGGCTCGTTTGACTGATTACATGAATGCGACTGGTCAGAAGTTCAGCATGGATGAGTTTCGGAAGAACCCTGGTTTACAGGAGCGGGTTCAGCGGTGGCATGAGGGTGACATTTTGAATTATGTTGCTGCGAATGAGTTGGATCGGTTTATTGGTCAGGTTGTTGGTGGAGTAAAGGTAACTCCGCAGGCTATGTTGGGGATGGCGCATTTGGGTGGTAAGTCTGGGATGCGTAAGTTTTTGGAGACTGGCGGGGAGTATAATCCGGAGGATTCGAACGGTACGAGTTTGCGGGATTACGGACAGAAGTTCAGTGGACAAGAGCGGAGTGCGGAGGCTGTTGGAACTCGGCCCTCGGACACTTCTAAGGGGATTATTCCGCAGGATGAGGATGTTGCTGGTCAGAAGGAGATCGCGAAGGGTTTGGCTGCGTTATTGAAGGGTAGTGCTCCGAAGGCTCCGAAGGTTAATCCGCCTAGTGGACGTTATCGTGCGAGTGGTCGGATGAGTCCGTTGAGTGGGGTTGGGATCCCTGGATTGGGGAACATCAAGGCGTATAGTACGCCTGGTGGTATTGAAAGTTTGTATCGTAAGTCATGATTGAGTATCGGGAGATATGTCCTTCGGACTTTGATTTGCTTTGCGCCTTGGGCAGGAAGATGCATGCGGAGAGTTCTTATTCGGCATTGGAGTTTAGTGAGTCTCGATTGCGTGAGATTTTTGACGAGTATTTGTCGAGTCCGAACAAGATTGTGTTTATCGCGGTTCGGGACGGTGAGTTGCTTGGTTTGTATGCTGGATATGTGAGCAAGTACTATTTTAGTGACGAGTTGGTAGCCAACGACATAGCATGGTTTGTTGTAAAGGAGCGTCGAGGATCGCGGATCGGGTTGCGATTACTGGATTGTTTTGAGCATTGGGCGTTGGAGAGAGGTGCATCGGAGGTTCGGATAGGGTATAGTACGAACATAAACCCTACTGCATTTGACAGTTTGATGCATAAGCGAGGATATAGTAGGGTAGGAGCGAACTACCGTCTGGAGAACCGTGATGTTTAATTTTATGGACCGCTACAAGCTATGGAACTGCGCAGCGTTTAAGGACGACGGCGGGAACGGTGGAGGCGACGACGGCGGGAGTGACGACAAGCCTGCGAAGAACACGATTGGTCGGGTCAGTATGCGGGTGACGGCTTTGAGTGGGTAGATAGCGGTAGTGGTTATTTAACGCGGACGTACACTGGTGCGGGTAGCGACAACAATCTTGGTCAGGACGTTATTGCGGGTGGAACTGCGGACAAGAACGTCAAGGAAGCGATTGCGACGGTATCATTGAACGAGGGCAGTCAGTTCGCGGGATCTCAGGCGTCGGCAACGGATTATGATGCGTTGGATATTTTCCGCAGTCAGGATAACCAGAAAGCGAGTAGCAGCTTTGCGGAGCAGTCTGGTGTAGACAACTACGAGCCTAGCATTGTGTATGGGGATGATGCCCCAGCAGCGCAGGCTATGGAGAAAGAAGAGAGTTTTGGTGATGCGTTTGCTCGTAACCGCGCGGCGGGAGCGGATACGTTTACCTATAAGGGCAATCTTTACACCACGGACCTTGCACCTTCGACTCCTTCGACTCCAAGTGTTAGTTACGATGCGTTCGGGAACACGTATTCGACTCCGCAGGCGGCGGCTGAAGCCGACCAGACCATGGCGCAGCAGTCGGCAACGGCGAACCAGGCTGTCAGCGGGACCGAGGAGGATTTGTTCGAGCAGCCTGTAGTGTCGGAATCGGCGCAGGATTATTTGGACAGTTTGGGCACGGACTTTGACTTCGGGCAGTTTGACACGCCTAGCATTGATTACACGGTTAGTCAGGGCGAAGCGGGTCGCGGTGGTCCTGATTCGGCGGCACCAGGGTTTACTTATGTGCCATCGGAAACACCTGGTGTTAGTACACCTGCGGCAGGTCGTGATCTTGACGCGGATCTTGGGATTGGAATGTCGGACAGCACTATTACGGCGGACCAGTATGAAAGCGGTGAGGGGTATGGCACATATCCAACTACACTAGACGGTGGGAGTGTATCGGTTGCGGATGACAGCGGGTATGTAGACACGTTGATGGAGACAGGGGATGCCTTGTCTATTGTTAATGCAGGGGGAGTAGATACTTCACCGCCCGAAAAAGAAGAAACTTTAGGCGAGACTATTCTGAATGCGTTAGCGGGTAGAAGTAGCATTGATCGGGCTTTGGGTATTGATAGGTTCTCACCTTATATTGCGAATGTTCCTGTTGGTGTAACACAGGGCATAGGTGCGTTGACCTCGGGCCTTGGTCAGACGATTGATCAGCTTACGGGACCAAGTCGGACAAATCAGACGTTGCAGCGTATGCGAGAAGCAGGTCCACTGAGCGCGGCACAAGAAGAAGCGTTTATCCGCCAGGCTGCGGAAGAAGGCTTGCGTATGCGTGAGTCATCCTTGTTGCCTCGTGACGAGACATTCTACCAAGCAGGGTCCAAGCCGTTTGATTTCGCTCAAGAGATGAAAGAGTACTACGAAGAGACAATTCCTGGGTACGAGGGCCGCGAAAACATATACAAGAACATGGAAACCTATGAGGATGTCGTAGGTTTTGGGCCAGGTCAGATTGATAGGCAGCTATTGGATGCGGCTCAAGCACAGCAGTCTCCGTTGGAAACGGCGATTTTTGGTCAAGGACCAGGAAGCGCGGTTCGTATGGATGGGTCGGGGTTTGATCCGAGTACGGCAGCGCAGAAATCGATTGAAGGTGCGGGATCCACGGCTCCGTTATTGGGTTTGAGTTTAATGGGTCCACTGGGAACGGCAGCGGCGATAGCTGGTGGACAACAATCTGTTGCGGGTGAATTGAGTCAAGAAACAGATGCCGCGTTGCAAGGTTTGTATGAAACAGGCCGACTGCAAAACAGTGATCGTTTCAAGCAGTTGGTGGCAGCGAATGAAGGCGACGAAGCGGCGGCATTGAAGCGGATGCAACAAGATGCGCGTGATTTATCTCAGATGCCTTCGGCAGTTTTGGGTGGTGGCGCGACAGCGGTAGAAGCGGCGTTGCTGCGGATGGGTTTACCTGGTGCTGCGGCTGTTCCGATTGTGGAAGGTTTGCAAGAAGGTCCAGGGGAAAGCATCGCGGCTAACCAAATCCTACAGACGGTGACAGGGTTTGGACTTCCTGTGAACAGACAAGAGATGCTTGAGTCAGGTACAGCGGGTATCGGCGGCGGTGCGACGGTTGCGGTTCCTGTGTCTGGTGCGCAGGCGTTTGTTCCATCGGGTCCGAGAGCGGGTCAACCTGCGGCGTCTACTGTACCAACTGAGTATTCCGAAGACTTAATGGACACGGGTATGAGAGGTGTTGGTGATGTTGCCAGTGACGCTAGCTCTATGGAAGTAATGGCGGCGGAGAAGATCATCGAGGACCAAGTTGCTTCGACAGGTACGGTAGATCCGAAGGTTGCGGAGAACCTGAAAGATAGAACGGGTCTTTCTTCGGAGGAGATAAACAACATGGCGGAAAAAGCGGGAGGATCAGGTCCATTCGTATTAACTGAAGATATGCGTGTAGACACTCCATTGCAGTTAACTCCTGAGATGCGGGTTCAAGAAGGTGCGCTTCAGTTAACTCCTGAGATGCGGGTTCCAGCGGAAGAAGCTCCGATTGATCTGGGTGGTATTCCATCACGGTTGACGTTGACAGGGGCCGAGAGCCTTGGACCAACGACCCCTGATCTGAGCGGGATTGCTTCGAGGTTGAACTTGTCGTTGCCACAAACTCCGGCGATTCCAGCGGATCCAGCAACACCGTCTCCATTGGCTACGATTGACACGACAATGTCTGTTGGTGATTCTGTTAATGGATTTAGTGCTTCAGATACCCTTGGATCTCCCGCTAGCCGTGATGCAACAATAGGGTCATTAGACGTTAGAGGACAAGATAATCGTCCGTTCTTTGATCTTTCTTCAGGTAGTCAGACCCCAATCGACGCGGCTAAATATGGAAAGCCAGCATATCGGATTATTAATAATGGTGACGGCACTCTTTCAGTGCAAGTCGGCGCACGAATTGAAGACCCAAAAACGGGTGAAGGTAGAGACAACTACACAAGTGCTTCAATGATTATCCCTGATACAGCAACCAAAGATCAGCAAAAAGCGGCTCTTGATGAGGTGGTAAATACTTGGCAACAAAACTATGCAGGTATCACTAGCTCTGATCAGATTACGCAGGGTGCAGCGAAAGTTCAGCCGAAAAATGTAGACGCTATTACTAATAAAATGGATTCGGATGCAGCAGCGGTGGTCGAGGCTGAAGAAACAACGGAAACCCCAGTGTTTACTTCGGTTCGTACTCCTGATGCGGATGCGGAAGCAGTGTTTACATCGGTACGAGAAGGCATACCTGCGGCAGCGGATGCGGCTATTACATCTAAGATGGACGCAGATGCGGCTGCTACGCAAAAAGAAGATGTAGCAGCGGTTGTAGACCTTCCAGAAGAGTTCCAAGAACAGTTGGAACTTCCATTGGAAAGCGATCAAACTAAGACCCTAGAGGAAGACCAGACTAAGGCCCTAGAGGAAGACCAGACTAAGACTCTAGAGGAAGACCAGACTAAGACTCTAGAGGAAGACCAGACTAAGACTCTAGAGGAAGACCAGGCATCCACTATCGTATCCGTCCCTGTAATCACTCAAGTAACGGAACCAGGCGAAGACGAAGAAGTTGAGGTCGAGCTTGAACCTGAAGAGCCAGAAGTAGAACCCGAAGTCACCACAGAGGTTGATGAAGGTATCGATGTCCTCGTTCCGCCGATCACAAGCACAGATGAGGACGGTAATACGATTACTGAATGTCCAGAAGGGTACGTCATGGTTGAAACTCCTGATGGTCCGATGTGTCAGAAGTCTGTGTCATCGACTCGTCAACGTGCGGGGGCGTCAACAAGAGCCTATACAGGATTGTCTGGCAACGTGGGACGCAGAGGTCCAGGCCAGAAACGTAAGACGACGACCACGACACAGCGAGTGAGACCAACGATTCGTAGCGCATGAACCTACAAGCCTTACCAGAAGAAGCCCTAAAAGAGATCTTGGCCTTAACCGAGGCCAAGAAACGCTTGGATACACGGGAAAAGGCGCAAGAATATTTCATGCCCTTTGCTCACCATGTGTATGAGAACTTTATTGAGGGGCGACATCACCGGATTATTGCCGAAAAGTTGGAAAGAGTCGCAAGAGGCGACCTAAAGCGACTTATTATCAACATGCCACCGCGTCATTCTAAGTCGGAGTTTGCGTCATATTTGATGCCAGCGTGGTTTTTGGGTAGGAATCCTAAACTAAAGATTATTCAGGCTACCCATAATACTGAGTTAGCTGTCCGATTTGGTAGGAAAGTTCGTGATCTTATAGACGATCCACAATATAAAGACATCTTTCCTGATACCAATCTAAAAGAAGACAACAAGGGCGCAGGAAAATGGCAAACTGACAAGGGCGGCGAGTACTTTGCGGCTGGTGTTGGTGCTGCGGTGACTGGTCGTGGTGCGGATTTGTTCGTAATTGACGACCCTCACTCGGAACAAGACGCTCTGAGCGAGACTGCGTTCGACCATGCGTACGAATGGTACACCTCTGGCCCCCGTCAGCGTCTCCAACCTGGCGGTGCGATCATAATTGTTATGACCCGATGGGGTAAAAAGGACCTGACAGGGCGTTTATTGGCTGCGCAGGGCAGCGATATCATGGCGGATCAGTGGGAAGTGGTAGAATTTCCTGCAATCTTGCCGTCAGACAAGCCGTTGTGGCCTGAGTTCTGGGAAAAAGACGCGTTGTTGTCGATCAAAGCGTCGTTGCCTGTACAAAAATGGAATGCGCAGTGGCAGCAAACGCCGACAAGTTCGGATTCTGCGATAATCAAGCGCGAATGGTGGCAGGAATGGGAGAAAGAAGAGATTCCGCCAGTAAAATACATTATTCAAGCCTACGATACGGCGTTTTCTAAGAAGGAGACGGCTGACTACAGCGCGATCACGACATGGGGCGTGTTCGAACCGGAGGAAGGTGGGACAGATCACCTGATATTGATGGATGCGCGGCGTGGGCGATGGAATTTTCCTGAACTCAAAGAGGTTGCGTATGAAGAACACGAATACTGGGAGCCAGACATGGTTGTGGTCGAAGCGAAAGCGACGGGTACACCGCTCATTGACGAGTTGCGGCTTCGCGGTATTCCAGCACTTGGCTTCTCGCCTGGTAAGGGCAAGGATAAAGTAACAAGAATGCACATGGTTGCGCCATTATTCGAAGCTGGTGTAGTATGGGCACCAAGAGACAAGAAATTTGCTGACGAAGTGATCGAGGAAGTAGTTTCATTTCCTAATGGCGATCATGATGACTTTTGTGATAGTATGACGTTAGCACTAATGCGTTTTCGGCAGGGTGGGTTTATATCCTTGCAAGGTGAAGGCGATGATCACGACGAGTACTATCGTCGTAAGCGGGAGTATTACTGATGGCACTGCCACCGATTGTAGATTCTGGGATTACCCCTGAAGACATGATGCCGACAGAGGCGTCAGTCGAGGTTCCTGTAGAGGACCAGATGGAAATGTTTCCTAACGGGGCCGAGGTTATCCCTGACGGTGAGGGTGGTGCGATTGTCGAAGCCATCCAAGAGATGTTGGTTGGTCAGGTTGAAGAGCAGATACCTCATGGCGCAAACTTAGCGGAGTATTTGGATGATGGTTATCTTGGAGAAATTTCGTCAGACCTTCGAGCGTCTTACGAAGAAGATATGGAGTCTCGTTCTGAGTGGGAAGAGACTTATACAAAAGGCTTGGACCAGCTTGGTGTCAAGTATGAAGAGCGTACTGTCCCGTTTGAAGGAGCTAGTGGCGTCACGCACCCGCTAATTGCGGAGAGCGTTACACAGTTCCAAGCGCAGGCGTATAAAGAACTATTGCCGTCTGGTGGGCCAGTTAAGACGCAGGTCTTGGGTTTGCAGGATCAGGCGCGTGAAGAACAGGCTAGTCGTGTTAAGGACTTTATGAACTACCAGATCATGGAAGTGATGGAAGAGTTCGATCCTGATATGGATCAGTTGCTGTTCTATTTACCGCTGTCTGGTTCTACGTTTAAGAAGGTATACTTTGACGAAGCGAAACAACGGGCAGTATCTAAGTTCATTCCGGCGCAAGATTTGGTTGTACCTTATGCTGCATCGGACTTGGCGACTGCGTCTCGTGTTACGCATGTCTTACGCATGGATGCGAATGAAGTTCGCAAGATGCAGATCGCGGGATTCTACAGAGACGTAGAGTTAAGCAAGTATGACGAGGATGAGAACGAAGTCCGTCAGAAGGTAGATGAGATACAGGGTACGTCGCGCACGTATACTGACGAAATCTACACGATTCTTGAGATGCATGTCGATCTGGACTTAGAGGGTTTTGAAGACATGGCTCCTGATGGGGAGCCTACAGGTATCGCACTGCCGTACATTGTTACGATTGATGAGGGTTCAGGACAGGTTCTTGGTATCCGCCGTAACTTTGAAGAGGGCACGGGGTTAGCTAAGAAGCAACAATATTTCGTACACTACAAGTTTATGCCAGGTCTGGGCTTCTATGGGTTCGGCCTGATCCACATGATTGGTGGCCTTGGTCGTGCGGCAACGAGCATCCTCCGGCAGTTGATCGATGCAGGAACTCTTGCCAATCTCCCAGCAGGATTCAAGGCCAGAGGGGTGCGGGTTCGTAATGATGACGAGCCTTTGCAGCCTGGGGAGTGGCGGGACATTGATGCACCTGGCGGGAACATACGGGACTCGATCATCCCGCTGCCATACAAAGAACCATCTGGTACGCTGGCACAGCTACTGGGTGCGCTCATAGAGGGCGGTAGACGCTTTGTTTCGCTTGCTGACCAGCAGACTGCCGACGCAAACGGTCAGGCTCCTGTAGGGACGACTGTGGCTCTCCTAGAGCGTGGCATGAAAGTTATGTCCGCTATTCACAAGCGGCTGCACTACTCACAAAAACAAGAGTTCCGTGTACTGGCGCGGATCTTCAGAGATAACTTACCACCTGAGTATCCTTACGATGTAGAGGGCGGTAACCGTATGATCATGGCGCAGGACTTCGATGATCGCATCGATGTCGTTCCTGTTAGTGATCCGAACATATTCTCGATGGCCCAGCGCGTCACGTTGGCCCAAACTCAGTTGCAGCTTGCGCAAAGTAATCCCCAGATGCACAACCTGCATGCGGCGTATCGTCGAATGTACCAGGCTCTTGAAGTACAGAATATCGACGAAATCCTTCCCCCTCCTCCACAGCCGCAACCACTTGACCCTGCCATCGAGAATGCCCGTGCTTTGATGGGAGAAATCCTGACTACGTTCCCAGAACAGGATCACGATATACACATCCGTATACACATGGCGTTCATGAAGACACCGTTGGTGATGACATCACCACAAGTTATGGGCACGTTCTACTCTCACATTATGGAACACGTATCGCAGAAAGCGCGTCAGATGGTTATGGCGGAGATCGATCAGATCATCGCACAGGCACAGTTGGCAGCGCAGGGTGGTGCAATCGACCCAATGGCAGCGCAGCGTCAGATCGCGGAAGTGCAGCAGAACATGCAGGATCCGGCTCAGATGGAGCAGTTGATCTCGATGCAGATGGAAAAACTGATGGCGGAGATTTTGCCTGGACTGTTGCCAACAGGCAACGATCCGATGAACGATCCTCTGGTTCAGATCCGTATGCAGGAGCTTGCACTGAAGCAACAAGACTTGCAGCGTAAGACTGAAGAAGATCAGGGTCAGATGCTACTAGAGTTGCAGAAAATGCAGCAACGTGCGGCGACAGATGCGGCTCGGATTGAGAGCCAAGAAGACATTGCGGAGAACCGCAACGAGGTAAACCGCGAACGGATTGACGTACAGCGTCAGGCCATGGAGCGTAGAAATGCCTCTTAAATCTGGAAGCTCACAGAAAGTAATTAGCGACAACATCCGTACTGAGATGGATGCAGGCAAGCCACGCAAACAGGCGGTGGCTATTGCGTTAAGTAAAGCGGGTAAAAGTAAATATGCTAACGGCGGATTTGTTAACCGCCGCTTTAGCCCTATTGCTCGACCGCAAAGGTTTTCTGGAGAGTTCTAATGGACCCCATTAGCTGCGTTGCATTGGCCTCTGGCGCGTACAAAACGCTCAAAGCAGCTATATCCACGGGCAAAGATATCCAAGAAATGGGTAATACTATTGCGACTTGGGGCCAAGCGTTTAGTGATTTCAACAGGTTAGAAGAGCGATCCAAGAACCCACCGTGGTGGGAGAAGACGTTTAAGGGTTCCGATGAGGAAGCCGCGATTCTTATCTGGAATCAAAAGCGCAAGATGGAACAGATGCGGAAGGAGATGAAAGATCACATCTCGTTTGTATACGGACCATCAGCGTGGGATGAAGTTCTCCGAATTGAGGCGGAACAACGT